TTTGTATCGGAAGAGAATTGAATGACGAACCGTATTCAACTGATAAATGTATGTTAATGAATTTCTATTTAGATTCTACACAATCAAAAAATAGAAAGTATAAGTTTAATGATAGAAAATTTTATTATATAAATAAGGAAATAAATTTAAATTATAATCATGTAGATAATATACCGGAGCATGTTAATTTTTCATCATTAGTAACATCATATGATAATTTTGAAGTTTGGAATGGCAATAAAATTTTATTGC